GAGTGCCATCTACTTGTAGTTTAACTATAACATTTGTTTTCATAAACATGAATATAATAACTAATTTTCAAAAATCAAAATTAATTTACTTCTAATGTAATCTTAAGACCTGACTTACTTAGCATGCCGTATATCATAAGAGATTCTCTCTGCCGGCCGTGATAGACAGCACACGATCCATTTTCATGCACTAGATGTGCTAGTTGAGTCGCCCGTAATGTATTACACATTGGTAATGTACTTGATAAAGTCTTTATAACATGATCAAAGGAATTGACAGAATCGTTATGCATAATCAATACACAACGCCTATTCTTCTTCTTGATTCCTTTACTCTTTGTGCTCAATTTTAACGATCCATTCACCATATTTCGCTATTAGATATCTTGTTGCTTTTGTCCTATCCGCAATTCCATATGCGGTAACTGTCTCTACTACACCGCGATAATCATCGACGGCATATACTTCATACACACATTGTGTATCATTTTCTGCTATTTCGTAGTGATCTACGACCTGGCTTAGGATTTTCCAATTCATCGATTGCTCTTTGTATAATGGTACACTTTTCAAATTCTTCTGAAGCTGTATAATATGTTAACATGTTAGATAAAAGAAACTTCTTCTTTTCTTTATCGAAATGTTCCGGCCAGATGCCAGCTCCGATTATTATACTGTAAACCTCTTCAACGGTAAGTTCTATATAATTTTCACTCATACCGTTAATATAATAACATTATTTCAAAGAAACAAATTAGATAATCTTATTTCTCTACTTTCATGTCTTTTGCGACTTTCATATCTTCTTTAGCCGCATCCATCATTGCCTTACCTTGCTCCATTTTAGCCTTTGCAGCTTCAATCGCAGCTTTCTGTTCATCTCGAGATGCTTCTGTTAACTCATCATCGTCATCCCAATCTTCGTCATTCCAGTTTGGATCTGTTTTCCCTAAATGAAAGTCATCATCATCCATCATATCGATATCAACTACGTCCCAATCTTCCATTTCATCATTCCAATCTTCATCTTCTATTGCAGATAATTGATCCATTGTTTTAGTTAATGTATCACCTGCCTTATAAGTATCTCCATTGTTAGTAACTGAATACTTAACTACTTGACCCATATCATTTGGCAGATCCATAATCTTTTGAACAATGCCCATGGATCCATAATGCATACAATTTGGATTAACATTTTGAATCATATCACCGACTTGTATTGTATATGGTTCTGATATATCTGAAACGCTCAAATCCTCTTCAACTTTCTTTTTAGGAAGATCTTTATGTTTAGTACCAGCAAACTTTTCTAATTCCTTCTCTGGTAACGCAGCTGCTAACTTAGATATTGTTTTACTAACATCTGACTTTGGAGTATCTCCACGCTTAACGCTTAAAGCAGTACCAAATAATTTTTGCTGGTCTTGTGATACAGACTTTTCAATTAATGATTTAAGTTTCATATTTTGTTTTCCTTCAAATGGATTAGCTTTTTCTTCACCTTTCTTTTCTTTACCCTTTTCTTCTTCACCTTCTTCTTCAGCAGGTTTTTCAGCTCCAGGCTTCTCATCTTCTAATGCTTTCTTATAAGTAGCTAAATTAATCGTTTGATCTCCTACTAGTAAATGATCTACAGTGCGATAATCAAATGAATGCATAACACCGTCAGTATCCATTCCAAATCCTATTTCAGCATCTTCGATATCATCCGGATCAGTAATAGTTAAATATCCGCCGTTAACATATACTTTAATAGGTATGCCTGTTAAAACAAATTGTCCTATTGTTACATTATCAAAATATTCTGGTGTCTCTGCCATAATTTTCCTGTAAATCTTTATTATAAATATTAGGTATTACATGAATACCTGTATGCAAACTATAGTAATTGCTAGTAGTAATGATATAGCTGTTTTTAATGTTATAGGTTCATTGAATAGGAAATATGCCATAGCAGTAAATACTATAATACCAATACCAAATCCAATCAATCGACTCGGCCATATCTCTCCTTCGCCTGCTGCCACTAAGTATTTAGTTGATTGCATATACAACCATGCTAAAGGTATTCCGGCTAGTAAAACGAGCCAAGTGTGATCCTTGAAGGTTTGATATTTAAGATAACCTTGTAATTGAATAAAGGTTAGTATTTGGGCGATTAAGCCATATATAATACCGATAGTATAGTTCATGATTTTTGTATTAGGATATGTAGATCGCCATTACCTTTAATAACACGATGTATCTTTTCTTTAGGTATAAAAATTGGTTTATCAAATGTAATCGGCAACTCATTATCGAATTGAAACTGCCAATCTGTTGTATGTAAAGCTTCAACTGTACGATCTTCAGCATCACGATGCCAAATCAATTCCGTTTCATCTATACTAGCTGAAAAAATTCTATAAGATAAATTTTCTAATGTAACTTCTTTATAAGGCCTATTTGTAATATTCATTATACTCATTGCGTTTTTTTAGTATTGCCACTATTCTACTGTTTTTTCTACCATCCTTAGTATATAAATTTTTAGTCGTAATCCAAAGAGAAAATTCATCTTTATTCATACTAACAACCTTGTTAACTGTAGCTTGTTGCTTTTCTTTCCATACCGGATCACGTGTAGCATTAACTAATTTGGAACGATTACTTAGTATATGTGATATACGCTTATTAGCTTCACTAAGTTTACGTTTATGTTCTTCACTCTTAGGCTTACCCTTTAGCCTAACTGAAATCTTTTCACTATAATATGGATCCTTTTTAGATGCATGATTTTTACGTAAACTTTCTTTATGTGCGTCAGTCATGACACGTCCTTTCATTGCCTTTGATACTTTTTTACGTATTTCTAGTAAATCCGGATGATGTGTCATGGTATCGCCCCCATGTCCCCCAACTGCTATATTATAACCTATAGACTTATCCATTGCATTGTAATAGTCTATCCAGAATATTTCACGTTCTTTTAAAAGTTCTCTGTCATTAACAGATTCTATTATCTCTTTTTGAAAATTTTTCAAGCCATATTTTTTTATAGCAAGTCGTATTAATTTACCCGAACCCATATAGTCTGAACGATCACCTTCGTCCTTTCCTATATAAATTTTACCGTTAATTAAATTTGTAATTTTATAAATTTGCATATCTAATCCTATTTAATAAAATATGCATAACGGGGTAAATTACCAATAGGTATTCATATTCGGCCCCATACCAAGACCTTTAGAGTATCTCGGAAGATTGCAAGCCCAGTAGCCTGCCTTGGTACGATCTTTCTTTGTATCGCATTTATGACGTGCAGCAAATGCTTTTCTAGCTTCTGGGTTACGTATCTTAGCACTTAAACCAGTCGTATCTCCGAACGATATTTTTTTAACATTATCTGTTTTAGGATTCTTCACATACACATAATATTTACGACTACCGCCTCGTTTAGGTTTACCCAATTCAACATCCTTACCTTGGTATTCCGCTTCTTGCATTGGTAAGTCTAACGGAACCATTACACCTTCGTATATTCCAAACTCCCCAATATCAGTGCTTAATACTTCTTGGTCATAAACATCTGCTAGCAATTTGCCTTCACGTAGCAAGCGTTTCGATTCGATCATTAACATTAAGTATGCAGAAGATCCATATCGAAATACATTGTCATGTATTGATATTTTATTATTGATATGATATCTTAGATTTTCTGATATCACTATCTCATTGAGTATGTCGTTTAATTTTATCATCAATAATAAATATCACTTGCGTTTATTATTACGAGGCTTTTGTTTCGGCAAATCATCCGACTCCGTACGTACTCGTTTTTTAATCTTTTGATGTTTGATCGGTTCATCATCAAAACTTTCAATTTGATTAGGGTGAATCTTTCCCATAGTTAATTTTGAACTCTAACTTTTAATTTTGAAATAGTATCTAAAAATTCTTCAGCGGTTAGATACTTGCCGCGTTCTGTTACTATATTAATATGATTAATGATATCATTGTTTGTATCTATAATCTTTTTGAATACTTGAAATCCGGTAGCTGCCCAAAAAACACCAAAACCATTATCTTCACCTAACTGATGATTATCTTTAATCAAATCATCCTTTGTACTACCTGGATACATTATATAATATTTCATTCTTACGCTTTTAATGATTTAATGTAATCTAAAACATTACGTTTTGGCTTCCAATTTAATAATTTACGAGCTAACGGATCTATACACAATGTTTCTTGTGCTTCACCTGGCTTATCTATTGTATAAATCAATTCATGATTAAATGCATCTGCTATTTCTTTGACAGAATAATTTCGTCCGTATCCCAACTCAAATACTTCGCCCCAAGCTGAATATTCGTTAATACGTAACAATGCATCTACAATATCATCTACATGAGTAAAGTCTCTACGTTTACTACCATCACCATATATTGTCAATGGCATATTTTTTTCAATGCAACGTATCCAAGCTCCTATTAATGTACAATATCCGCCCTCAGTCAATTGATATGGTCCATATACATTATAGAATCTAGCAATACTAGCTTTTAAGCCGTAATGTGTTTGAAATAGTTTAATAATCTCTTCTCCAATATCTTTACTAAAGGTATACGGATTTTTAAACTTACCAGAATGATGTGAACTACTTCCAGCATACACTAGTGGTATCTCTTGTTCAGCACACCACTTTGCTAATTTCATTGTGGCATTTGCATTTGTAGTGAAGTAAGCTTCTGGATTATCAAATGAAGGCTGTATTCTAGCAATTGCAGCTAAATGATATACAACATCAAATTTACCGTAACCCGAATAATCACTCACATTACGTATATCAAATTCAATATACTGACATCCTTTCTGATGATTCGATTTAAGTCCGGTATGATAATTATCAAATGAAACAACTGTATGACCTTCTGATAATAATCGTTTAATTAAATTAGTGCCTACAAAACCAGCACCACCTGTTACTAATATATTCATAATTTTATTAATTCGTGTTCATATGTTTCTAAATGCATGATAGTGACTTTTAAATTACCGAGTTGATATTCTCCTTGAACATCTTCAGCATCTTTACATGTTTGAGTTATTACATCTGATAGATTTTGTATCATATAAAAATCTTCTTGAGTAAAATAGTTCCCGTTAACTTCGACCACAATATCATTTTCAGCATACGGATCATTTTCATCTTTAATAAGAACTCGTTTACTTAAATCAAACTTTGTATTAGATTGCTCCATTTCAATATAATCTTGCAATCTACCTACATTAAATACTTCATCTGTATATATTCTATCACACCATGGTTCTAAAGCTTCTAATAACTGCAGATTACCTTTATTCATCACAAATGCTACATTATACTTATGAGATATCATAGGTTTCATAAACTCATCATGTTTAACAAAGTGACCCCATTTGCGAATAAAGTTTCTAGCATTTTTAGTTGTAGTATATTGCCATTCTGGACTATCTTTACCTGCACCACCGCCTGAGTACTTATTGAACCTACTACCACGACTAGTAAAATGATATACTAAACCATCCCATGATTGCAATATCTTATATCCATTCAATACAAATCTATTAAACAAATCAGAATCTTCTTTTGATTGCGGAGCGAATAATTCATCATGGCCGCCTATCGCTAAGTAATCTGATTTATACATACACCACGGTGCAAATATACCTTCCGTTACTTTATCTTTGTTTTGCTTTTCAAAGTGTCCTATGGAATTTATGATACCACTAAAATTAATATCTTCCGGCTCATTGCCCCAAGCTTGAGTTATCTTCTCAGGCCCAGGCGGGTGTAACGGAGGTTCAATTCTAGTAGCCGATACTACCGTACCAGGTTTTAGATACTTAAGTATGTTAATATCTAAACTCGGACCAGCTATCATATCAGCATGAAATGCAAATATAATTTCAGTTCGAGCTAATTCAATACCTTTATCAAACATACCTACAATGCCGATTCTGTCCG